CCAGTCTGCGATCTCTTTAAGACGTCCTACGATCTCACCAACTGGGGTTACAACCGTTACAATATCTCCAACTTCATAATTCATCGTTATCTTCCTCTTCTATTTTGTTTTCGTACCATCGTGCAACTGCACCTATGAGGTCACTACGCTTGTGTGAACCTTCATCCTCAAGTATATCTAGCAATTCCTGTGCACCGTCCAATTTACCAAGAGCGTAGTGCTTATGACTTTGCAACGCCATTGTTATCCTTCCGATGTAGTATGCTGCCATCACAAGGACCAACGCGATCACTGTGTGTAGGTATGGGTCCATCCAATTCTCCTTGTTTGATACATTTTCCGCACCCAGTTCCTATCAGGTGGTGTTTGTCAGAGTCCATAGGTCTGACGCCTTTACAAATACAGAGATACATCCTGTTTCTCCCGTGCTGTTATTCTATGCCCGCACTCGACAATACTCTATTCTACAATAACTAGGTTGAAATGTCAACCTCACAACAGGTAATATACACCTGTGGCGATCAATCCCCAGACTAACAGGTTGATCAATCCATACATTAAGTAGATTACGAGGTCAAATTGGTGTCTCATATATTAAATCCTTCAGCAGATATTTTCTTACCAGATGTGCTCTGATCAAAGATGGGTATGTCAATCTCTCCGACCTTCTTACCATCCTTGATGTCGCCGATTAGATCATGCTCAGCATCCTCTACATCAAACAACTTCATCTTCGGTCGATCAACGCCAACTACAAACCTCTGATGCTGGCCAGGGTCACTATATCGATTCTTCAGTTGCTTCACCATGATCTGGTTGAGCGCCCGTAACTCATCATTGCTCACCAGCGCAAGCATAAGGTCGGCAGTCGCTGGCAATCCAAACGACTCACTGGTATCCTCCAGTCCAGGGTCAGACGAACCATACCCTGCTCGAGTCGTCTGAGTTGCTGACATGATGGGTATGTTGAACTCCACTGCTAACCCACGAAGTTCTTCAGCAATACTCTTGACGAGAGTATACGAATTCACACTACTGCCCATCTTGACTCTGGAACTGCCGCAGATGTTGAGGTAGTCGATGTACACGATGTCAGGTACGAACTTCTTCTTTAGTTTCAGTTCATTCAGTAACGCACGAAAATGACCGGAGTGTGCCTGTGATGTGGGGTACTCCTTTATGATGAGTTTACCATGCGTCTTAGCAGCGATCTTATCGACCTTTTTCACGAAGGTATCTTTACTCAGAGTGCTGATCTGGTCCAGCGAGGTGTCCAACAGATTAGCATCGATTCGCTCAGCAATCTTCTCCTCTGCCATTTCCATCGTGATATACAGCACGTTCTTTCCCTGAGAGAGCGCGGCGGCAGCACAATGGCACATAAACAAAGACTTACCAACGCCAGTACCCGCGAGGATGATATTCAGAGACTTATTAGGAAGACCACCATTAGTAATCTTATTCATATAGTCTAGGTCGAAGGGGACGCGCTCCTCCACTCTATGATAGAACTCATAACGATTTTCAGCGTTCTCAAGGTAATCATGACCAATGTTAGTATCAAATGTCACGGATAGTGCTTTCGACAGAATGTCGGGCAGCGCGTTCTTGGTGAGGGATTGGTGCTTACCATCGATGATGGAGATAGACTCCATGACAGCATTAAACAATGCTCGGTCTTGGCACCACTTCTCAGTATTATTAAGCAACCAATCAGAGTCGGTTGTCGTGTCTTTAGTGAATAGATCTTGCAGCACATCCTGTGCGTGACTGAACATCTGCTCTGGTATGGTAGAGTCTGACTCTTGTAGAGAGATACGGAAAGACTCAAGGGAGGGAATACCATTATACTTGGCAACATACTTCGCAAACTCTTTGAACAGGTGTTGGTGTACACCCTCGAAGTATGCTGGGTCCATGAAGGGGACGACCCTACGCATGTAAACTTCATTAGTGAAGAACTGACGTAGGATCATTGATGGCATATCAGTTGTCAAGGACTTTTTCTCCAGTTTCTGAATCGATGTACACTTGTCCTTCCGAACCGTGCATTTCTGATATAATATTGGCGATTAACGAGGACATGTAGTTGGCGACATCGAGGTCAGAGAAGACCGCACCATCAGGCAAGCGGATGACTTCATACGTGAACTCAAGTTCGCCCTTGTCAAGCATAACCTTGGGAAACCTAACGACCCAATCCTTGTATTCCCCATTGGTAATGATGACTGCCCATCGGTCAGGGTCATCGGAGAAATGTGGGTCGCCAACGATGATAAAGTTGTCGTACTCGGTGAGGTCGTGGTAAACGACCTCACTTTCGCCAAGGTACATGTCATCCAAGAAGATTGATTCCGCTTCTACAGAGTCTTGTTGCATCAATCTAGATCCAACTCAAGGTCCATAGACTCGCCACCGATCTGATAACCGTCACGGACAAAGTCTTTGAAGTCTGTCTCTGCGAAGATTGGACCCCAGAACTCTTCAGTCATGGTGTCTTTCTCTCGGAGTTTGCCTCCAACCATCTCGCCAGTCGATTTGTCAACTCGTACGTACCATCCATTGCTCGGCTTGATAACGAAACCACCAGCGATAGCAATATCAAGCAGACCACTGTAACGCTCAATGCCGCCATTCCAACTAACCGATACAGGAATCTTCGACTTTTCTCGTACATACCTTGACTTCTCCACGTTGATAATAAAGTCATATCCAGTAATCTCAGTGCCTGTCTTGTTCTGTCGACGACCGAGGATCCAGACGTTGTCAGCAGAGTACATGATGCCAGTACCGCCTGAGACGATGTCCTTCGGGAACAGACCGATCTCTTTGTAGGTGTGGTTGATTGCCAACATAGGTATGTTCTTCATACGCAGGTACGGAGTCGCCATACGGAACAGACCCTTCAGTGCCTTGGCACGTGACATATCAGCAACACCCTTCTCATTCAGAGCATCTTCCAGTTCTTTCTTGGAAGCGAGGTTACCAATAGAGTCAATCACGATGATGACATCGTCCTTGGCGTCCAACTCTTCAAGTTGAGAGATCATATCGAACTTCAGTTCTTCAACGTTGGTGATAGGAGTATGGAGTACACGGTCAGTGTCAATGCCAAATGTCTCGAAGTATGCTTGGGGTGAACCAAACTCAGAGTCATAGAACAGCACTACAGACTCAGGGTTAGCACGTTGGTATGCTGCTGCCATCAACAGGGCAAACGAGGTCTTGAAGTGCTTAGATGGACCAGCGAGGACAGTCAGACCAGAGTCCAGACCACCATCGATGTCGCCACTGAGGGCGACATTGACCATAGGTACACCAGTGTCGACTAAGTCGCGTGTTTGGAAGAACTTAGATGAAGACAGTTCTGACGATGCCTTGATCTTGCTGTTCTTTTTTAACTTATCCATGATCGACATTATGCTTCGTCTCCTGTGTCAGTCTCTAACTCTATCTTGGTGTCTTCGAACTTAATGTTCTGCTCTTTCTCTCGATCGTCGCGGTCATACTCTGACCGGATCTCATTATTCAAACGGAGAACCTCTTCAAGCAGAGGCATCTTGTCAGAGTAGTTGACAAACGCAGACAGATCTTTCGGGAAGCATGCGCCACCGAAACCCTTCTTACCATCTGGTCCAGGAACACGCCAGTGTGTGCCACCGATACGTGGTTCAGCAGAGACAGTACGGGCAACGACAGTTGGGTTGACGCCAGACCACTCTTCTTCTTTGCATGCTTCGTACAGGTTGTTGAAGAACATTACCTTGGTAGCAAGGAAGCAGTTGATCGCATACTTGATGAACGATGCCTCAGAAGGATGCACGATATGGATACCACCATCGTCTTCAGTGTTCTTTGGCAAACGCATGAAGGTGTTGAAGTGGAAGAACTCAATCAGGGCATTACAAGAGGCAGGGACGCCACCGAGTACCATGAACTTTGGATTAGCATACTCTTGGTCTGCATTGCCTTCGGTCAAGAACTCTGGTGCATAGACGAAACGACCGACTGCTTCTTCAGACATTAGTGTACGACACAACTTGTCGATAATGTTAGGAGTGACAGTGGACTTCAGCACGATTGCTGCCTTGGTGCCTCGAACCAACCTCAGCACTGAGTCAACAGTGACAGATGCGTCGATACGACCAGCACCGCCAACAGGAGTTGGGGTACAGACAAAGACCAGTGAAGGTTCTTGCTAATTAATTGATCGA